ATCAATCCAAATACTCCCTTCACCTGGGTCAGTGTTCCACGCTTTGTTCAACCACTCAGGCCACTCACTATTATCCCAGCGACGCTCTTTGGTCATCTGGAAGGCATCAATTACAACAGGCTTCTTTCTGTATTTATGGTTCATCATTTAGTCCCCGCGATCTTTAAGATACTCTTCCTGTTTACCAAGTTTTTGTAATGCTACGGCAATTCCTGAACGGTCGTAATCTGATTGCATCGCATTTATCAGGCAGGTTGTATCGTCCCGAGTTAGAAGTATTCCTTGCAGCCGCTTCACCTCGGCCTTATGCTCCTTTTCCTGCTTCTGAAAAGCTTTTGAGACTTGTGCGATTGTTTGCTTTTGTTCCTTTTTACTGGTTATGATGGTATCCTTGTTGATAGTAGCTTTTTCGAGATGGCTGGGAAGTGTTACTCGTGGATTCATTTGATTTACCTCGCGGATAAAGGGAGTTGTCTTTTCAAAGACTTCATCCCAAGTTTCTTGGTGACTTCAATCCATTTCCTTTTGGTGACCTTGTCCTTTTTCATTTTGACATATTTGGTTCCGATGTAAGGCAAACGAACCAATTCTATATTCCTTTGTATGATAGCCTTATCGGCCATGATGGCTTTGTAGGCTTTGCTTTTCTCCGGCAGGTCACCTCGTACCCATTTGATAGCAGTCTTCTCTCCTACTCCTTGAATGCCTGGGATGTTATCGGAAGAGCAGCCCGCTATGGCTTTAACAAGAAACCAGTCCATGGGTACCACTCCATATTCCTGGAGGAATGAATCATGGGTTCTTAACTTCTTGCTATTGGGATTGTACATCGAGACATGAGGGGCCAGGCATTGGAAAAGATCTTGGTCTGCGGACACTATGATCTTGTCAGCTTGTATCAAAGTGCTCCTTACTATCGCAGCGATGATATCGTCTGCTTCGTATTCCTCTTGTGAGAAGATGTTTCGGAAGCCCAAAGCTGGCAGGTACTCCGTTCGTAGCTTTTGGACTTGCTCTTGGAAGTCTTTCCGGGCAGCTTTCTCTTCTTCGGTGGCTGGAGCCTTTCTATTGCCCTTGTACTGCGATAGAATCTTCCCCCGGCATGATTTGCCCAGGTCAAAGCAAAATGCTGTATGGGGCGTCTGGAAGCGATCCTGGAGGGTGGATATATCACGTAGAAAGCCGTAAACGGTTCCGGTTAGAGCGTCTCCATAAGAAAGTCCCCCTGTCGAGTGTAGGGCTCGATGACAGAGGTAGTTACAATCGAGTAGTAATAACTTCCTACGCATACCTTTTCTTCCTGTCAATGGACGACAAGGATTCTATTTCGTTCCAAACCTTTCCGACGATATCTCGTAGATCGTCTTCCAGTTCGTTTTCTTCTATCATCTTGATGAAAGATTCTCTTTTCCCTTTGAAGCCGAATTCGTCTGCCCTCAAAGACTGCCCTCGCTTCTCCCAATGATTCTCTGCTAAGAGGTAGTCCACGCAAGACCCAAGGTCGTCGATACCGAATGAGTGGTAGATCGGAATGAGCAAATCAGATTCTCTTCCAGTGATCCGATTCTTTTTGATTTGGATCCTGCACTCCACCCCAATCTGTCTGAGCTTTCCTTTAACGGTCTTTTTGATTTTGCTCTTTACAGACGACCACAACTCTAAGGTGGCGTAAAATCTAAGAGCGTGACCGCCTGAGCGAGTCTTCTTTTCAAAACCGAAACCAAGATTGTCTCTTGTCTGGTTGATAATGATGAGAATGGAGCCTGTCCTTCGCAAACCCGATAGAGCCTTTCGTATGCCGGCGGAATTCTTCTTGGCCTTTCCATCACCATAGCTTCCAGTAGTTGTCTTTCCCTTTCGGTAAGCCTGCTTCTGCTCATTGAATTTATCCGCCTCAGCTTCACTTGAAAGGGCATCCATACTGTCGAGGATATAGATAAAAGGTTGCCCTAAACCGATGGCATCGTCAAGGTTGTAGTAGAAGTCTTCGATCGTTTCGCTGAACACCAATTCCCCATCATACAATCCAGGGGCGGTCATTCGAGCCGCGACGCCCGAGCCAAAGAATTTCTCAATGTCCATCATCGCTCCATCTTCGGCGTTGTCGTAAATGAAACGATAATCCTTGAACTCTTTATTGATGGCCGCTTCGGCCAAACATGTAAGTGATAAGAATGTTTTGCCGGACGCAGAATCGCCAACGAGGAAATAATACTTACCCTTCAAGAAACCACCAATCGAAGTACCGCTGCATGCCAGGTTTAATAGTGTGCTGCCCGTGCTGAGCAGATCCTTCGGGTGGACTGTTTTGTCTTTCTTTTTCTTCGCTAGGAGACGCTTTCTCAGTTCCTTTACTTCCATAGTGTATGTACCCCATTCTTATTAGTTCTTCAATCGAAATATCCATTTCTCACGCCTCGTTGTTGTTCCTTGTAATGTTCGGCTTCGCACTCAATACAATGTGATTTGGTAATTTTGTGCCCGCACCTTGGACATCTCCATGTAGGAACTATCCTTCTTTCCGCTGCTCGTAGTCTCCTTCGCCTCCTTTTATCCTGCCGTTTTCTGTTTCGTCTCTCTTCAATCTTTTGTATTTCGTTCATCCTTGTTCACCCATTGGTTGACGCCTGAAGAAACAATGGAGCAAATCAGACCACCCAAGAAAAGGGCCATGATGCTCCCGAATATCCCAATCAGTAATCCAACACCATCTATATCCGCAATCATAATTCTTCCTCCATTAAGACCAACCAGGTCCGCGAGTACCCTCAACCGAATAAGAGCAGCTCGTCGGACCCAGTTGGAAAGGATGGTGGCCTATATTCCAATATCAGTCATCGTCCCATTCATCGTCCCATTTGTCTTCCTCTTCCTCCTCTTCTTCCGGTTCTGGCTCCGGCTTCTTTGCTTTCTTTTTCTTGGGAGGGGCTTTCTTGGCTGGCTTGGCCTTCTTCGGAGCCTTCTTGGCCGGCTTGGCTTCCTCCTCTTCGTCTTCCCAATCATCTTCCTCTTCTTCCGGTTCCGAATCTTCCTCTTCGTCTTCCCAATCGTCTTCTTCCTCTTCTGGTTCCGAATCCTCGTCTTCCCAATCGTCTTCCTCTTCTTCCGGTTCTGGCTCCGGCTTCTTTGCTTTCTTCTTCCTTGTCGGAGCCTTTTTGGCCGGCTTGGCTTCTTCCTCCTCTTCTACCTCCTCTTGATTCAGAACAGCCTCAAGTTCTTTGTAACTCTTGATGACCAAGATGTCGTCCAGGTTGAGAGCGTCCTCTATGATCGAATCGTCGTACTGCTTTTTCCGGACTTTGAATTCAATGTCCTCGACGCTGAAAAAGGGCTTTCCTGATCCAATCGTCTTCTCTTCCACTCCCAGTTTCAAGTACATGCCCTCTTCGGTGTCGAAGAAGCTTTCGTACTCGTCTTCCTCGTCAGCATGATCAAGTTTAGAGTCCAACGCCCGACCAAACAAATGGTGGGACACTTCCCAGAGTTGGATGCCTTTGTCCCGGTCTTCTAGGTCAATGACATTCCACAGCTGTCGCTCCTTCGGGGCCAGATCTTTGATCAGCTTTTCATCTGGATGCTTGCGATTCCTTTCTTCGGCAATGGCGTCGCAAATAGGACAAGGCTTGTTTACAGTCTTGGCCGGGCAAACATAATCCCTTCGGTTCGCCCCAATGTACCTGTGAGCCCAAAAAGTTCGCTCGGGGTAGGCTTCTCCAACGGCGTCGGCGTAGGGGTTAGAGGCTCGGGCAATGAAAGGTATGACGTCGATACGACGAACACCTTCGGACTTCAGTTTGAAGAATTTGGTATTTTCAGGGACATCAAGAGCCGTGGATGAAAACCCGGATTTGTGGGTTTGCATCCTCCGTCTCATGGACATTTTCTTACGGGCTTTCTTTCTTTTTCCCATTGCAAGTTTCTCCTTCTAATTTCTTAGCCAAACGCTTGCCGCGGAAGAATCCAACTGTGGCAGCCTTAGCTGAAATGTATACTACCCAAGGCAGTATGAAAACAACAAAGAACATGAGGAACCAAATGTTGGTCATGTTCACACCTTCCTTCTACGTCGGCGAGCCAGTCTCTTTTTCTCCTCCTTCAGATGCTCGCCGGCTTCGCCATTGATATTTGGGGATGAAAAGTAATTCTGTCCATGCAAAGTGACGAGGCTTTCGATCATCCTTTTCCGATGATCCAAAGTAATCACTGCGGATTGCAGCATATCCACGTCATACTTCTTGTCGATTACCTCCTGGTTTTGTTCTATACACTTCTGTTGAAGAGTAATCGTAGAAGAGACAACGGCTTCGGTGATTTTATCCAACCCATATGTGTCCGGGTCTTTTCGAATGCTCAAACTCAAATCCGCTTTTATTACCTCCAGAGCAGTCTTGGCTTCTTCAAGTGCTTGTTTAGCCTCGGCAAGTTCCTCGGCATATTTAAGATACAGCTTCGGCTGCCTTACACATTCCCAGTTCAACCGGTTTTGGTCTATCTCAAATGAATCTTTGTCCATAATCTATCTCCTTTCTAATACCATTATCGGATGATTGGGTGAATCATAGGTTCTTAATTATGTCGAAGCAGGCTGCTGAAAGGCCGGCATGCTTGCTATCGTAGAAGTTGTCTCTCATTGTATCTATGATTAGAAATGCTCTAGGGGCTTTCGCCCCACCTCGTAAAAGAATTGTGTTACAGTACCCAAGGATCATCCACCGTAACGATTCTGGATCTTCCTTGACGCCCTGTAATATATCTGCCATTTGATCCCAGGTAGTGTTCTCGTTTATGAGGGCTCGGGCAATACGAATGGCCAGCACTTCATGATCTGATTCGTATATCTTTTGCAACTGCTCCTTCGGCTCCAGCCCTATGATCGAATCAAGTAAAACCAAAGCTTTACGGGCAGAGCCATCGGCAACCTTAATGATCTCTTGACAAGGCTCCTTTCCCAATCTGAATTTCTCCTTTTTGGATACTTGTCGGAGAAGGGCTGTCATGCTCATTTTCGTAAGAGGCTTGACCACGATATCCATACAACGGTTCTTGACGGTCTTCTTCAGCTTCTCTGGGTTGGTAGTGGCAAGGAAGAAGTAAACATGTTTGGGAGTATCTTCCAGCAGTTTGAGGAAGGCATCTTGGGCTGGAGTTGTTAGTTGATGGCATTCATCTATGATCCAGACCCGGCAGGCTCCACTAAGAGGGGTGAGATTGGCTTGACTTTGTATCTCCCTGACCATCTCTATGCCGCGGTAGTTGGCGGCGTTCATTTCCTTGCAATCGTTTTTAGAACATCCCAATTCCTTTGTTAGGATTCTGGCGATCGTCGTCTTCCCACAGCCAGAATTCCCGCTCAATAAGATTGAATGGGGAATTCTTTTATTCTCTAACATCTTTGTTAGAGTTGTTACTATGTTCTGTTGGCCCTTGAGGTCTTCTAATCTCTGAGGGCGATGGGTCTTATACAGTTCCATTGTTATATCTCCACTTTCTTTTTTTCAAACCATGATCTGTCTACTGGAGCTACTTCGGCTTCCACTTCAAGAGGCACAATAATCCACGGCCAAGCCTTCCGAATGTCATCGACCATAATGTTTTTAGCAAGAACAAGAAAATCACTAAGCTCACTAACAGGAACGTCCGCAACGATGGAATCATGTATCTGCCCCACTATTTTGGCTTTCATTTTACGGCGTTTGAGTTCTTTGTTTAGACGGATCAACGACCACAGCAAACAATGAAACGCTACTCCTTGCACGGGATAGTTGATCACCTCGTTTCGTCTGAAGAATCCTCCAATGGTGAATCCTGTTAGAGTGTCGAACGCTCCCCGTTTGAGGTATCGTTCAAACCATCTTCTCTTCCATTGGGCATACACCTTGAAACGCTTGCCCCAAAAGTCTTCTTCTACTTGTCGAATGTGTTCGTAATAACCAGATGAAGTAATCCTTCCGGCCCCTGGTCCTGATCTCTGGTTCTTGTTTTTGTAAAGGCTTTCGGTTTTACCCAGTTCTGGAATTCCCTTTCTTGCTAAGTGCTCTCGCATCGGTACTCCGTCCACCTTCAAATTCAACTGACTCATGGCGGCCCAAAGATTCTCTGCACATTCCCTCCAGAAGGATCCATAGAATTGGGGGAAGACATACATGTTCTTTCCGCAATATCGTTCTACCTTCCCAACTTGTTCTGGCTTACATTTGAAGCATTGGGCTGCGGTGTCGCGGTGCATGTCCTTGGTAGGATCATTGATGTAGTCCAACATCACCGGGTCTTTGTGGTAGCAAGCTGCTATCTTGACCTCTATCCCACCGTAGTCGATCTCAACCAGTTGCCTTCCAGCCCGAGGGATAAAGCAACGGCGAACAAGCTTTGCGATCTTTGGATCTCGTATTGGCATGTTTTGAAAGTTAGGCGAGTCGCAAGATCCACGAAAAGTCTTGACCAGATGTAAGTTGAAGGAAGGATGGCAAAAGCCGTTTATCGTTTCTCGTTGGATACTCTTTAGGTAGGTGTTCCGGGCTTTCTTTTGCTTCTCCACCCTCAAATAGTTTTTGACAAACGGAATATCTAATTTCTCAAACGCACCGACGTCTGTCTTTGGCCGACCTGTTTTCGTTCGTTCTGTACACTCGTATCCCATCTCATGGAAAAGGATATCACCTAATTGAACGCGTGAACCAAAGTTCGTCTTCGCTCCATATTTCTTTTTCCATACTTTGAAGACTTCAGACCCTTTCAATTTCTCCTGGCCTTTGCTAATGGCTTTCTGGGCAGAGGCCATCTTCGCTTCCAGATACTTTTCATCAATGTGGAT